GAAATGGGGCTTAGTCCAAAAGACATGGACTTCATTAATCTTAAAAATATGGCTGCTACAGATATAGCCTTATGTTTTGGAGTGCCTTCACAATTAGTTGGTGTGCCTGATAGTCAAACTTACTCAAATGTTGCTGAAGCAAGACTAGCTCTATATGAGGAAACTATTATCCCACATTTAAGAAAGATACAGTCTGACATGAATGAGTGGCTTGTACCTATGTTTGATGACAGGTTAATGCTTGAATTTGACATAGATAGTATTCCTGCATTGAGTGAAAGACGAAGAAAGATTTATGAAAATGTGACTTCAGCAGTCAATGTTGGAATCATGTCAAGAAACGAAGCAAGAGCAGCAATAGGACTAGAGCCAAAAGACGGAGCAGATGACTTGCTTGTACCTGCAAACTTATTCCCATTGGGTGAAGAAGCTGTACCTGATAAGAACCCACCTGTAGAAGAAGATGACTTAGAAGATTATCAAGATGAAGATGATGAAAAATATGATGACCTTTTGACTGCAGATGAAATTAAGGCTTTAGCAGATTTAGATTTAAAGCCAACAGCTTCTATGGCAACTGCTGCTGTAAGAGCGCTTAACTGGCGAAAAGAATATAACAGGGGAGGGACTTTGGTTGGATTAGCTAGAGCCAATCAACTGAAGAACAGAGAAAGACTAAGTCCACAAACTGTCAAAAGAATGTTCAGTTTCTTTAGCAGACATTCATCAAATGACAGGTTATTTAACACTAAAGAAAAAGATGGTGGACCAACGGCTTGGAGAATAGCATGGGATTTGTGGGGTTCAAACGCAGGATACACATGGTCAAAAAGTAAAGTTGAGCAAATAAATAGAGAGCTTAGCAAACAATCTAAAGCTCTAGCAGGAACTTTAAAAGTTGGAGACATGGTTAGTTGGAATTCTAGTGGTGGAACTGCAAGAGGTAAAATTACAAAAATAGTTAGAGAAGGTAAATTGCCTGTACCAAAAACTGACTTTACTTTAAATGCAACTGAAGACAATCCTGCATGTTTAATTAGAGTGTATCAAGCAGGTGAACCATCTGATGTAATCGTAGGTCATAGATTCTCAACATTGCGTAAATTGTAAAATAAGTGCTTTTTATGCCTATTTTAGTCAAAAACAAAGCACCACAATCACGCAGGACGCATTTTCTACTACAAGGTAATACCTTACTAACCCCTTAAATTACATGCTAAGAGAACGCAAAGAATTTAACACAATCCAAGTTGGTCGCATATCTTCAAGAGCAGAAGCCAAGAGACAAATGGTTTTACGCACAAGATTAGAAAGAGCCTTATTTACAAATCTACGCAAACTATTAAAGAAATGGGTCAATGTTCAAATGTTCTTATTTCGTAGATACGGAATATACGAAGCCAACATAGCAGCGCAAAATCTCAATCAAGATTTATTACCTCTAATACAAGACCATTTTAAAAAAGTGTTCCTTGTCATTTATCAACATAATGAAAACAGACATTATTCTGAAAAAAGTGAAGCTATGGTCTTTGGAAGAAACCAAGAAATAGACAGATTAGTTGCAATGTACTTTTCTAATAGAGTTTTGTTCTTTGAAGGAATGAGTGCTAACTTGGCAAACAAGATACAGCTAATAATTGAAGATGGATTATATGGAGGTATGCCATTAGAAAATATTGCTAATTTAGTCAGTAAAGAGACAGCAGTAATAGCAAGGTCAAGAGCAGCAACAATAGCAAGGACAGAAACTCACGGAGCTGCAAGTTATGCCAATCATCAATATTACATACAAGCACAAAGAGACCTAGGTATGCAGTTGAATAAAAGATGGCTGTCTACGCAAGATGAAAGAACAAGACCACATCATGCAGCAGCTAACGGACAGATAAGAGACATGAATGAAAAATTTGATATAGGTGGAGCTAGAATGGATTATGCAGGAGACCCAGCAGGTGGTGCAAAAAATGTCATTAATTGCAGGTGTAATGTTCTGTATAGCGATGAAAGAGACATAGTTACATAATCCCCCTACATATTGTGCAATTACTCATTGTGGGATACTATATATGGATTATAGAGCATGTTTAATCTATGGTATGATGGAAACAGCATTTAATGGAGAATGACACAATGGCAAATTTAGACAATAGTGTCAGTTCAGTTGAACACGAAATAGCAGATGATATTGGTGCAAAAGCAGAAGTAAGGAAAGATGTTTTTACTACTGAAGAAGAAGCTACTAAACGAGCAAAAGAAATAGGGTGTGAAGGAATACATAGCCACGATGAAAATGGGGAAAAAATTTTTATGCCTTGTGCAACACATGACGACTATATAGAAGCTACAGGTGAAGATGTCAAAGAAAGTTCTTTGCACCAAGAAGTAAAAGCCGAAATCAAAGCCTATGAAGATGATGACGAGGATAGTGATTACGGCAAGTTTGAAGGATACGGCTCAGTATTCGGTAATAAAGATTTAGGAAACGATGTTATTGCAGCAGGTGCATTCACTAAGTCTTTAGCTAAAAAGAAACCCAAAGATGTAAAACTTTTATATCAACATAAGTCTGATATGCCTATTGGTGTGTTTGACGAAATCAAAGAAGATGAACACGGCTTAGTAGTAAAAGGTCGTCTTGCCTTAAAGACACAGGCAGGAGCAGAAGCTTATGAACTACTAAAAATGGGAGCGCTAGATGGTCTATCAATAGGCTTTAGAGTAAACCCTGATGAAGTTTCTTACGATAGGCGCTCTAACAAGAGAACTATCAAAGAAGTAGAATTAATGGAAGTCTCACTTGTTACCTTCCCTATGAATCCTAAAGCTAAGGTTCGTAGTGTAAAAGGTGATGAGATTTCTGTTAGAGAGTGGGAGAATGGTCTGCGAGATGCTTTCCAATTATCTCGTTCAGAAGCGAAAGTGGCTGCAGCCGCAGTCCACAAGTCCTTTGAGCAGCGAGATGCTGACCAAACGACTGAACTGGTAGATGCCATAAAGAACTTAACTTTAACCTTAAAATCTTAATAGGAGATTATTATGTCGGAAGATGTGAAAACTGCTATCAACGAAATGGGTAAAACTTTTGAAGAATTTAAAAAAGTAAATGACCTAAGACTTGAAAGCATAGAAAAAGGTGAGAGTACTGCTAATCTAGACGAGAAAATGGCTAAGATAGAATCTAAGTTAGATTCTCTTGAAGAAGTTAATCAACAATTAACTAAAGCAGAACAATCACAAAATGACATCAAAGAGCAGGTTGCACAATTAGAGACAGTCTTAAAAAGACCAAACTCTGGTTTTGCTACTAAGCAAGTTGATGAATATATGGGCGCATTTGACTTATATTGCAGAAAGGGCCTTGAAGCTCTTGGCGCAGATGAGAAGAAAGCATTAACTGTATCCAATGATAGTACAGGTGGTTATTTAGCACCTCCTGAGTATGTAAGGGAGCTTCTTAAAGAAGTAACTGAAATCTCACCTATCAGAAGTATTTCTAAAATTAGAAGTACTGGTAGTAGAAGTATCCAAGTTCCTAAAAGAACTGGTCAATTTGCTGCTCAATGGGTATCAGAATCAGGAACTAGAGCTGAGACAGAAGGCTATCAAGTTGGACTAGAAGAAATCCCTGCACACGAGCATTACGCTATGGTGGATATTTCTGAACAGGACCTTGAAGATACTGTCTTTAACCTAGAAGCTGAAATGCAATCAGAATTTTCTGAGCAGTTTGCAAAAGCAGAAGGTGCAGCATTTGTATCAGGTAATGCAGTAGGTAAGCCTGAAGGATTTATGTCAGCAGCAGGTGTTGGTGAAGTGAATAGTGGTAGTGGAACTCTAATAACAGCAGATTCACTAATCTCACTTGTTCATAATATTAAATCTGAATATGGCAGAAATGGTGTTTTTGTTTTTAACAGAAGCACATTAGCAGCAATTAGGAAGCTAAAAGATACAGCAGGTCAGTATGTATTCCAAGCAGGTATGAATCTTCAAGGTGGTGCTACTAGCACAATCTTAGGGTACAACTATGTGGAAGCAAGTGATATGCCTTCAGTAGCAGCCAATGCTTTTCCAGTCGCCTTTGGTGATTTCAAAAGAGCATACATGATTGTAGACAGAGTGGCTTTAGCAGTATTAAGAGACCCTTATACCCAAGCAACAACTGGTAATGTTAGATACATTGCTAGGCGTAGAGTTGGTGGTCAAGTGATACAAGCAGAAGCTATTAATAAACTAAAAATCT